ATACGGACCGAGGACCCGGTGTGCGGGGCCTCGATGATCTTCCCGTTGCCGATGCACATCACGACGTGGTGCGCGGGGTTGCCGTTGAACAGCAGGTCGCCCGCCCGCTCCTGGCCGAGCTTGACCGACTTACCGGCCTTCTGCTGCTGCGCGGCCGTACGGGGCAGGGAGACGCCGATCTGCTTGAACGAGAACTGGATCAGGCCCGAGCAGTCGAAGCCCTTCGGAGAGGCACCGCCCCAGACGTACTTCACGCCCAGGTACTTCATGGCGACCCTGATGACCGAAGCGGCCGTCTTGCCCGCACCGTTCGTGCCCGTGGCCACCGCGCCGCTCTTCCCCTTGCCGCCGGTCGCGGACGCCGCGCTGCTGCCGCTGCCCCCGTCACCACCCCAGAGGCTGGACACCAGACCGTAGCCACCACCGATGGCACCACCGATGACGGTTCCCTCGGGACCGAACAGCGTTCCGATGGCAGCGCCATACGCTGCGTCGCCGAGCGTGGCCGACGCAACGTTGATGGCCTTCTTGCCCTTTTTGTTCTTGACGTGCTTGGCCGCGTAGTCACCTGCGGCGTGGATTCCCCACCCGGCCAGACCGAGACCGCCAGCCTTGGCCAGCGGGGAGCGCAGCAGGGCACCGGCACCGGCCATCATGCCGCCGTCGGCTGCGGCTGTACCTGCACCGCCCAGGAGGCTGCCTGCTCCCCCGGTACCTCCGAGCATGCGTCCGGCCATACCGAGGCCGCGCATCATGCCGTAGTTGCCCATGGCGGAACCGACAGCGGATCCGACCATGGAACCCATGCCACCGGCATAACCGATCGCGCTGTCCAGATGGGTGTTCTTCAGGAAGTTCTGGATCGCGGTGCTGAACTCGTTCAGGTACTTCGTCGCGGTCTGGAGGCCGTCGGTGTAGGAGTCGTTGGTGTTGACGGTCTGGTTGCGCAGCGTCCCGGCCCGGTCGGACAGGGACTGCGCGTTCGTCTTGCCGATGCCCCACGAGTTCATCTTGGCGATGGCCGACTTGTCTCCGTTACCGACCTTGTTCATCGTGGACGCGTACGACTGCGCCGAGACGCCATGCATCTGCGCGGTGAGCAGTCCCAGCAGCGCGCTGCGGACCTGCTGGAGCGTGGAGGCGTCCATGGTCGCCGACAGCGACTGCATCATGGCCGAACCCGGGCTCAGCGTCTCGTCGAGCTGCTCCTTGGTCTTGACGTTCTTCAGCGACGGCCAGCGCTGGAGCACCTGCTGGGCGATCTGCTGGGGCGTCTGCCGCTGCCCGCCCTTGATCGTCTGGATGCCGATGGCCTGGTTGGCGTAGTAGGACTTGGCCGTCCACGCGCTGGTCATGCCCTGGACGCGCTGCGCCTCGGAGACTCCGGGCTGGAGGTAGCCGGACGACTTGGCGTAGTTCCAGGCGGTGTTGTAGTTCGCACCGCCCGGGGAGCCCACGGAGGATCCCACGAGGCGCATCTGGGCCTGGGCGATGTCCTGGGTGCTCTGCGCGGTGAAGTTGTTCTTGTACGCCTGGTCGCGCAGGGTGTGCCAGTTGGAGCCCGACAGTTGGGCTGCCTGGTAGGAGGTGGTCTGCATGACGACCTGGTCGTCCATCTGCTTGGTCGACCAGGCGTAGAAGTCCTTGAGACCACCCTTGAACGTGTAAGGGCTCTTGCGCGCACCACTGCCGGAGCCGCTGCCCGAACCGCCGCTGCCGGAGCCGCCCTGGCCGCCGTTGTTGGCCGCTCCGCCACCCTGTCCGGTCTGGCCGGAGAACGTGGCACCGCCACCGTTGGAGGAGGTCGTCTGGCGCTGCTGCTGGCCGCCAGCTCGGGGAGCCGTGGAGGGGGCGCTGGCACCGCCGTTGGGTCGGCCGTGGCCGTAGTTGCTGGTGTTGTTCCAGACGTCGTTGGCGAGCATGCCGAAGCCCCGGGCGCCTGATTGCGACCCGGAGCCACCGCTGTGCCAGCCCTGCCAGAGCCCCTGGGCTCCTCCGCCGACCGTCTTCATCTTGGCGGCGGCCGTCTCCAGCCCCTTGTTCAGGGCCTCGACGTTCTTCGCCAGTTTCGAGATCGCATCCTGGGCCTTGTTCCAGCCCAGGAGCGGTCCCTGTCCTGCCACCGTACCTTCGTCAGCCATTGTCCGCCTCAGCCGTTCGCCTATTGCGCTGCGCCGTAAACCACTTCACCCAGTGCAGGCGCTCCCGCACGGTCAACCGGCGAATTTCGCTGAGGCTCCAAGCCGGGGATAGCTCGACTAGTTGCTCGTATTCGAAGTACGTGTCGAAGTAGTTACAGGCCCTGAAACAGATCCCCCGCCGAGATGTAGAGGGGGACCTCCTTTCCGCACGAATCGTGCAGGAACTTCACATCATTGTATTGCGGGCCGGGCTGCTTCTTTTCAATCGTGTCGAGGATCGTCTGGCGGTCCGCGATGCCGAGAGACCGGGCGAACTCCGGATTACCAGAAACAGCGTTCTCGGTACCGTCCGCCTCGACCACGGAAATGAGAACCCGGGAGAGCAGGAGGGTGTTCTGCTCGGAGTCGCTGAGGCGGTCCGCGACGGCCAGGAGGGCTTCCTGGTCACTGCCGACGGGCAGCCGGACGAACGCCTTGCGGTTCTTGCGCAGGGCCACCTCGAAGATGCGGGCGGACGGGTCCTCCAGGCGCCGGATGGGGATCTCGTCGAGGGTCACGGACAGGCGGAACTCCTCGCCGCAGAACGGGCAGGAGTAGCGGTCCCAGACGATCTCGTCGCCGTACGTGGCACGGCGGATCTCCATCAGGAGCATGTCGCGGTCGCCGAGCAGGAGGTTGGACAGCAGGGTGGTGCTGGCCTGCTCGCCGCCCACGGAGACGGTGCCCGCCGAGAGCAGGGTGGCGATGTATTTGCCGAGGCCGCCGGAGCGCGCCTTGGTCATGGCTTCCTCATCGGCGCCGGTCAGTTCGCGGACGTCGGCGTCGTAGCGGACGGATGCGTAGTCGCCGCCCAGAACATAGCCTCCCGGCAGGCTGAAATTACCGCCTGCCGGGAGGGTGATCTCGGGCTTGGCGACCTGTCCCCCGTTGTCATTCAGAATCGCCGCGATGGCGGCGTTCGATGCGCTCGGGTTGGCGAGGGGGTTGGTGTACCCCTCGGTATTAAGGTCGGTAGCCACTGGTGTTGCTCCTAGTCGAGTCTCGGGAATCCGCTATTAGAAACTAACGGAAGACGAGCCCGTGCTGTTAGCCAACTTGAACTCGAAGCCCTCGTGGGCGAGGGTCATCTGCTGGACGACGATCGCATTGGCTCCGGCGTCGAGGTCGGAGAAGGCAACCGCCGTCGGCCACGCGTTGTAGACGCGGAATGCGGCCTTGGCGGGAGTGTTGCCGGAAGTCACCGGGTGGTCGAGCACCTTGATGTCGACCATGTGCCGGAATTCCTGTCCGGCCTTTCCGTTGCCGGTGCCCTGGATGACGGTGAACAACTGGCGCATCCAGTCCATCATCTGGCTGTCGCCGACCGCGAGGCCCTTGGACAGCGTGATCGGGGCAAAGTCGGACTGACCGGGCATCTTCTGAGTTGTCGTGTTCATTCCACCCTCACGGTATGGAATGACCTCAGTCGTGACGTTCAAGCCCGAAAGGGACATGAAGCCCATGCGGGCGAAGCCCTTGATGCCCGGGTGCTGGATCTGGACCTGGAACTTGAAGTTGCGCAACGGGTCCGTTGCGATGTGCCCCACGGTCGAAGTGGTCGTAGCCATCAGTCAGTTACCTCTCAGGAAGTGGCCGTCGAGTCGGTCGCGGAGGACCCACCCGAGTACTGGCCGATTTCGATGACGATGAATTCGGCCGGTGTCTGGACCGCCACACCGACGGAGATGTTCACGACACCGTTGGCCACGGAGGCGGCGGTGTTGTTCGAGGAGTCGCAGGTGACGAAGTACGCCTGCTCCGGCGTGGTACCGGCCAGCACACCCGTCTGCATCAGGGTGAGCAGGTACTGCGTGATGACCGCGTTGATCTGGTCCCACAGGATCGAGTCGTTGGGCTCGAAGACGGCGAAGCGGGTCGCGTCGAGGATGCCCTTCTTGATCAGCATCAGCGACCGGCGGATGGAGACGTACCGGTCCGGCATGCCCGTCGACAGCGTCCGGGCGCCGTAGATGACAAAACCCGTGCCCGGCAGCGACTTGATCACGTTGACGCCCGCGACGTTCAGAGCGTCCTGGTCGTCGTTGGAGAACCGGAACTCCGTGTCCAGCACGCCCTTGAGGACGGTGTCGATACCGGCCGGAGGCTTCTGCACACCGCGCGAGGCGTCGGTACGCGCGTACTGGCCCAGCACCGCGCCGCCAGGCGGCAGCAGACGGGCCGAACCGGACGCGGTGGTCGCCGGGTCGTTGACGATCAGCCACGGCCCGTAGACGGCCGCGTACGAGGACGCGCTCAGCGCCGAGCCACCCGTGGACATGCCCTGGAGCGAGAGCGCGTAGGAGTGCGCGTTGTCGGCCGAGGTCGACTTGATGCCGTCCACGACGACGAAGACGCTGCCCTGGTCCTCGGCCCACGCGATGACCGGGTTCAGGACGGTCGCGTCGGTGACGCCCGGCAGGTTGAGGACGAGGTTCGCATCGACGACCTCCAGCCGCTGCGCAGCGGACGCCAGGTCCACGGCAGCGACACCGTCCGAACCGCCGGTCAGGGCGACACCGGACTGTATGGCCGGGGCGTGGGTCGGCACCCACGCGGTATTAAGCAGGCTCTCGACCTGGATGAAGGACGAGCCGGTGACCGGGGAGTTGATCAGCGCGTGGGCGTTGCGGGAGTCGGCCGGGTCCAGGGAGACGTCGGTGAAGCGCTCCTTGAGGAAGGCCGCCGTGTCACCGCCCACGTACACGAACAGGTCGAAGCGGCCACCGCCGGACGAGGCCGCCGTGACGTCCACGTACACCTGGTTGCCCCAGGAGCCCGGGGAGATCGCGGTGATCTTCAGGGTCGGCTCGGGGGTCGTCTCGGTGTCGTCGAGGGAGACCTGGGCCGCGACCGCGTCGGCCGCAGCAGCACGCACGATGTAGGCCGCGTTGCCACCGTTGTTGAAGTACTGGTAGACGCTGAACGGCAGGTACTCGCTCGTGTCGCCGAACCCGCCGAAGGTGGCCACGTACTGCGACCAGGACGACACCAGCGTGGGGGCCAGCGGACCGCCCTGCTTGTTCGTGCCGACGAAGGCCGCGACGGACTCGCCCGGCGTGTTTACGGTCTGGCTGAGCGGGGTCAACGTCTCCGAAATGTAGACGCCAGGCCGCTTGTAGACAGTCATCTGTTTCTCCTGGGTAAAGGGAATTCCTGGGGTTACGAATCCTGGGTCCGGATCATGTGCGGATTACGTGGTTCGTGGAGTACTCGAAGTCCAGCGCCACACTGGTCGCCTTGACGTATGCGTCGGCGACGGACGGAAGCATTTCGCTGGAGACAGAGATGAGGTATTCGCGACGGAACAGACGCTTTCCGTTCTCGTCACGGGTGTCGGCCAGCTCGGGGCCGCCGAGAAGATCCAGGCGCCGTACCGTTCCGTCCTCCGGAATTTCCAGGAACCCGAAACGCGCCGGGAGCCGGTCGCGCTGCATCATCGAAGAAGCCAGCGCGATGTCGTGCTCCGCGAGACGGGTGAATACCATGACGCGGTACCGCAGGTCGAAGGGGATCGGGTACTCGACGAGGTAGGGGGACTCCGTGACGTCGTAGGAGGTGTCTCCCTCCGCCCACCAGCCGGTCGTCCCCTCGGGGGCGTAGGGCAGGTAGACGGGGCCACGGTGCTCCCGCTCGTCGGCCTTCTCGATACCCGCGTGCTCGATGACCACCAGGGGGAAGGTCTGCTTGGCCAGCTCCGTCTCGGGAATGCGGTAACGCACCGGAACGGGTCGGCCGTCCG